TGATACGTTCAGGAGGAAAGAACACCTCCTCATTCCGATTAGGCCTGGGCGGTGCATCAGGGATATGTGGCTCACCGATCGCTGATGAATAGAACTCACCCTGTGTCTCGGATATGAAGTTCAAGTACTGCTGCGTATAGCTACCAGCGGCAGCTGCGTCATCCCTAGACAGATACGTATTAGATATCGGCGGTACGTGACGGTACTGGCGTAAGAATTCATCCTCTCGCATACGCCTGCGAGTGTAGGCGTTGACACTCTCTTGGGCCTCAGGAGACATAAGCGCAGACAACGGCAGTGACTCTACCGGCGGCAGCGGAGTGGGGTTTGGAGGCACATAAGGCGTGGGCATCGGGGCAATGGGCATACCCAACAGTTGTGCATCGACCATGTCGTCATATGACTGGAGCTCTCGCGGTGCCGCCGTAGATGGTGCAACATCATACGTTGGCGTCATGATGTAGTCACTTAGCAGACTGGTGTTGCTACGAGGCGTGCCTGTGGCAGTCATATTCGCGAACGGGTTATCCGGGTCTTCGAGGATACTCCGCTGGATGTGCGCGGCTTGCTCTTGCTGTGCATTTGCAGCCTCTTGAGTCCACGCATCGCCCATTACGCATTTGACGGTAGTTTCCTCAGAGATGACGTGCATGTTCATCAGCTGGAGATACTTACCGACCTTACGCTCCTGGGCTTCCTTGGCCTCTTGCTCAGCATGTTCAAACAAATTCGCTTGTGTATTATGCATGGAGGTAGTGTACATATCTCTGATAGATAAAAAAAGACCCCCATGTGAGGATCTTCTTCCCCCGCTAGGGCATCAAACGTCGCTGCTCTTCGCCCAGCCACGCATGATACTCCATCGCGAGGTGCATGGAGTCTTTAGCCCGCGGATCAGCGAGCCAGTTGACAATGAAGTCAAACAGAGCATGCAGCTCTGCAATGACCTGCTGCCATGTCCAACCTTCCTCGAGGCAGCCCTCAAGGATGCCTGCTGTCCCACTCTTGGCGAGACGCAGGCGATGCTCCAACGGGATGTCGTAGATGACATCCAGCCGAGCAGCTTGGATACAGTGGGGCAGTCGTGCCCCTTTTTGTAATAGTGTCGCGTCGGCTAGTTGTTCAGGTGTTGGCATCCCAGCTCCCTCACTAGCTCGACGTACTCGTTGATGATACTGTATGTATCATTCTTACCTTCGAGCATCAGACTGACAAACGCTACCACGTTAGGTAGCGCTAGAGGGGCCATGTCTGGCCTCTCTGTGAAATACCGGCGAACAGCCGGTAAGGCACATGTAGCGAGCTCAGCTCGCTCGACCAGTGGCATGCCTGCACACTGCATAAAATCTTCCTGCTCTTCGCGCGGAGCTACAGCAAGCTCCACAATAAGAACAAGAGCGATCGACTGTCTTGGTGTGATTGCACTCATAACGAACTCCTTTCGAGTAACAGCCTGCTACCAGAATGATAACAGCACCATATTAACATGCCGGGTAAACAGTGGTTTTTAAGGGGCAATCTTGTTCAGCTGAACAAAGTCTGATGGCTAAAAAAAGACCCCCACGTGGGAGTCTTTTAGTTTAAGCCGTAGCTCCGAACACATGCTCTCGCATGGTATCGGAGAGCATTTGTTCGAACGGGTGCCCTTGCACCTGTTGACGAACCCATGCTTGTTCCTCAGGACTGCCACTCGAGAATGGCACCCAGCCGTTCTCCGAGTGGACTAAACACCCGAATACCAGGTCCGATCGCAGAGCGACCGTACCGAAGTTGATTGTGCGATCCAACATTTGAATCCTCCTTGTTGCAGGTTGTTGCAGAAATACAAAAGCCCCGGCGCTGCAACACACCGGGGCTTAGGCGATCGCACCATGGCGACCGTTGAATTATTTACGTGTTTACCCTCACGCCGGAGCCCAGGACTATTGGTCCTGGTAATCTTCGAAATCAAAGGTCTGCGTAGCGGCTTCATTGGCAGCCTGCGATTCACAGACACCAAAGCCGCCGACTTCCCTTTGGAAGTCCGTGACCTGTCCCTCGATGTTACGAGGGTCGTTCGGATGTGCGATGATGCACCTCCTTCGTCTAGAGGAACCCTTACGAGCCGTGCCCCAGGCACGTATTAGGGTAATACCGACGCCGCGTACATCACGACATCGGTGTCCAACATGGCCTCGTAGGGGCAACCCTGGAGACCTAGCACCGCTGACCATGCGGCTTCGGTGCTTAGCCCGCCAGCTTTCGCTATGCGAGCACGCTCAGCCAGCGAGGGATATGTCCTCTCTAGCTTGAGCTCAATCTCCCGATGCCTCACAGAACGCAAGGCATCGGGGTTGGATGAGACCATCACGTTGATCGGCCGATCGTAACCGCCAATCGTGAAACAACGCTCATCCTGTGCCGCGTCGATGACAATGACGTCAACGTCCGACACCCCTCTTGCATCCAGCAACCCGCCAGATGCAAGCTGGGCACCTTTAGGAAGGCGATGCAACACCCTCCCGAAGATCGACTCTGGGGACTCCAGAGCCCGAGGCCGCTTTGGGCAGCACTCGATAACTGCGGGCCATACCCACCCGCAGCCTTCACATCGGTAACTCATGGTCACCTCCGTTGGTAAGAGAAAAGAAACAGCATAGTGGGGCCACCTCCTAAGGACCCCTCACAGCACTCTGGTCATTCGTCCCCCCGCTGTTAACAGGCGGGAACCGCACCATTGCGGCTGCTGTGCTAGTAGCGTGGTTGTTAAGGCAGACCACCCTGCCAACGAAGTTACTCGAAAGTGTAACCTCGTAACGCCTCCAATTTGGCCTTAGCCTCATTGTCCCATGACCAGGGACTGAAGCTCATAAGAACCCCCTTAGGGTTCAACGCCTTGGCCTCATCGCCTTCGAGGATGTACTGGTCATCGCATGATGTCCAGGTATCATCGAAGTAATCGACCAACACTTTGTCGGCCTTGGCATCCATTTTGGCGCCGTCTCTTCGCACAAATTGGTACACCTGGTCGGAGTCGTTAGACCCCGCGTACTTCCAGGAGTACGTGGATACGATCATACGCTTCTGCGTATATTCCTCCTTGTGCGCCTCAGCAAGATCTTCGTCAGCAGCTGCATCAGCCGCTGCGATGTCCTGCCGAACCTTGTCACCCATGTCCAGGGAGTTACCCCAGATCTGAATGAACCCCTTCATCAGGGGTAGGACCTCTTCGTCGTGACGACGAAACTCAGCGAGCATCTGGCCCACCTGTTGTCCAACGATCTCTCGCTGAAGATGTTGGACCAGCTCCGGCAGGTGGTCCAACTGCGGCTCGATCGCTCGAGCCACCATCAGCACGTCTTGCTGCCCTTCGGCAGCCTGCAGCGTGCTGAGCGTCTGACTGAGCTTCAACAGCTCAGCAGGGTCCCCCTTGTCAGCGTCCCGGATAATCCTGTTAAGGACCATCCGTTGCGCTTGGCGGATTGTGTCCGCCGACAGGTCGTGCGGTACCGCAGCCTCTTGCGCCCATGCCGCCGACGCGACAAGACCCAGCAGCGTCGCGATAACACACAGTACAGTAGCTTTCGTACTCTTCGACATAACGATCTCCTTTAAGATCAACAGCACCGCGTGGTACTGCCTAGAAAATCCCAACACAACGTCGGGAAGTAAAAGCCGTCCCCGGGGATCGAGCCCAGGTAGTGCGAAGATAAGTATCAGCCCCGCTCTACTCACGTTCCAAGGGCGGACCACTAACGGCCAGGCCCTTGGAACGCACTGAGAGAGTTACAGGTGATTGACTGATCCTGCATTCGCAGACCACTGCGACGGCAAAAGAGGGTGTGCATTTAATACGGCCGCACACCATCCACCGCCTGGGCACCACCCAGGTGTAGCATCACTCTCACGCACGGAGAGCTGCTGCGGTTACTTTAGTGCAATACCTATGGTAAGGCACCATCTTTACATGCCAGATAAATGCCTGTTTTTAAGCAAAATAGGGCATGATTTAACGACTATAGATGGGTGCACATATGCACCTTATTTGGGCTTCTGTTTAGGTGGATCGTCGTCATCCTGCACGTGAGGGTTCGGGATATCTTCCACACGATACTTAAACCCATCCTTCCCGTCAGCAGTACCATCCACGATACTGCCAAAGAGCTCATGGGCTGTAATCAGGAGTCGCTCAACGTCCTCCACCTCACGGCCAGCAAAGCCGCCCATAGTGCGGGTCGCTCGCTCAGCGTCCTCAAGGTGCTCCACTGCAACAACCATAAACACCAGGTTGCGTACCTTCAGCTCCTCGACCATGTCCTCAACAGTCGCTACTTCCAAATCCATTTGTGTCTCCTTTGTTAGGTAGTGTCGTTAACTTTTTGGTAGATTAGCCCGCATACCGCACTGGTCATTTAGCGTCCACATATCCAGAGGGTATTGCATCAATCTTATCACGGTGAATGATTGCACCTTTGATCTTACGAAGCTTGAGCTCCGTCTTCCCTGGACCACACCAACGAAAACCATAGTGCGGTCGACGGAAGTGTGGCATCATGTGCATATCACGACCAATGTCGAAGCCATTGATACCATTACGAATGGCAGCCTCAATGTACTTCTCGTCACCTGTCTTGGCGTACTTGTCCTTGTGCTTATTCATCACAAGCCTGTCAACCAAATCGCAGTCATCAGTGCCCATCAAGCAAAGCGTGATGTACAAACGAGCGCACACATTTGCTATTTCCTTCATCGCGTCTACAGACGATGCTACCTCGTTCTTGGCGGCTTTAGTGCGGGTATACACAGCCTCCAAGCATTCCTCAATTGAAGAATTTTCCCCGAGGAGCTTGATCTGTGCCGCTGCCAGAAATAAACGATCATCATCCTGTGCCGTGTGCTGCGCGAAGAGCATCAATTGTGGCATTGGCTCACCATCAACTTTGGATCCATAGGTAGCACCAATCGCCACGCCAGCTACAATAAAAGAACGTATTTCGCAGCCACCAGCAAGCAACGGATGTGATTCTGGCAGCGTAATAACAACAGGCATACGCAATGGCGTAACCATATTGCACATGATCTTCGATAGATCGAGTTTCTGCAGCATGTCAATCGCGCTAGGCCAGACACGGTAATAAGGGCGACGATGCACGTACCATGATTGTTCCAAAGACATCCTCGCGAGCATCGTGCGATCGTGGGATGTCTTTGGTGTCATTGCAAGTAACTCATCTGTATACATTGCAATAGCGTCAGCAGTCTTAGTCACATTACGCGTCCAAGCGTGTGACTTGTAATTTGAGAAGTCCATACCATCACTCCTTCAAAAATAGAAACGTGACATAAGAGATCCGAGGATCGGATCAATAAAGCCCTGACCAGAAACCCGGCCAGGGCTATAACACAACAGAACAGAACAACTGTAGACATAACACGCCCGAGCAGGCCATTACACAAAGCAATCCCCATCCAGACCGTCAGACCTGGATGGGGCAATAGCAACACAACAATCCACATAGCAGGGCATAGCAAAACAGTACCGCACAGCGCAGATCAATGCATTAAGCAATCCCCAGCCAAGCGGTGAAACTTGGAAGGGGCATAACAAAACAGGGCAGAACATTTCAGTTCAATACAAGACAGCACAAAACTTAAAGCAATCCCCAACCAAGCGGTGAGACTTGGATGGGGCAAACTACATCGATGCCCAGCAGACCGTGCCTGCGGGGGTTGATATTAACTGCATAGCTGTTGCTTTATCTTCCTTTTCTGTAACAAGCGCAGCTAATGTGGCTTCGAAAGCCTCGGCGGCTGTCGCCGACCAGTTAACCCTTAACGCTGCCGCGTCCATACGTCGCTTCAGATCCGCCGACAAGCAGATCGTTGTACGGACTTTAGGTTCTTTAAGTGGTGGCATACCACACCTCCTGAGTAAAAGAAAAACCCTGACCAGCGAACCAGTCAGGGCTACGACTACACACACCAATATAATACTCCGCAAAACAGAGCAGTGCATTAAACAATCCCCAGCCAAGTGGTGAAACTTGGATGGGGCAGTACACATGCCCTGTTAAGACTACAAAATCCTACAGAACAAGACAGCAAGCAATCCCCAGCCAAGCGGTGAAACTTGGATGGGGCAATCGTCGGACATCACACGGGAACAACAGACACGGCACGACCGAACCGTACACTACGATAAGCAATCCCCAGCCAGACCGTTAGACCTGGATGGGGCAATCACAATACAAAACGTCACACTACAGCACATGTCACTTTGACGCAAAACAAAAAGCAATCCCCAGCCAGACCGTTAGACCTGGAAGGGGCAATGACAGGGCAATACAGGGCGTTACCCGGCATCACAATACATCACAGAAAGCAATCCCCAGCCAAGCGGTGAAACTTGGACGGGGCAATCGCAGCACAAGGCAACACAAGCCAAAACATTACATCACAGGTCATTAAGCAATCCCCAGCCAAGCGGTGAAACTTGGATGGGGCAGTACATTACAGGATAGGACACGCCAGGACAGTACAAAACATCACATTAAGCAATCCCCAGCCAGACCGCTAGACCTGGATGGGGCAATCAAATCACAGGGCACAACATCCCCGGACATCCCTCCACAAAACATCACGCCGCAGAAAGCAATCCCCGTCCAGACCGCTAGACCTGGACGGGGCAATGGCAGAACAGGACAAGTGTCGCCAGTGCAGGACGAGGCCAAACACTGCAAAACAATACCCGCCAGAGCAGTAAGCAATCCCCAGCCAGACCGTTAGACCTGGATGGGGCAACTACAGAACAGAACACAGAACTGCAACACACCGCAGAGCATTACGCAACACAAAGCAATCCCCAGCCAGACCGTTAAACCTGGATGGGGCAGGACAGGAGACTATCAAGCAGCACAGATCACCACATGACGTCACAATTCACCAAGCAATCCCCAGCCAAGCGGTGAAACTTGGAAGGGGCAAAACAGAGCAACACAGGACACGATAAAACAGCACACATCACCACATCACACGAAGCAATCCCCATCCAGACCGTTAGACCTGGATGGGGCAGGACAGGGCAGTAGGTAACAAAACGTCACACCACGGCACATTCCATTAATCATCGGTAGCGAAATGCTCACGCAACGAACGCCGTAATCGTGCAGATAGCACAGCATCCGTTATATCGCCGTACATGTCAGTTGTACGCTGAATCTTCGCCAAACACGCCGCATGATCACGTGACACACGATCCAAAAGCTGCGCCTTTGACTCGGGACTCGAAATAGCGTCATACGCATTAACGACACGCGAGACTCGACCTTCTGCACGGCACGCCCGTTGACCGGGTGGCGACACATGCTCAGTCGGTTCGCTGTCTTCATCTTCAGCTTCCACGATCGTATACGTGATAGGCACGAATGCCCGATGTCGCATATTACGTTCCTCGCCATCAGGCTCGCGAATCGTATACACGATATCCACACTACGTGTGAAATACTGCAGTTGATCCATCTGGACCCGCAGTAAAGCAGCGTCAGCGTTGGTCTCCAGGTCACGTCGAACTGAAGATCCTCGCCGTTTTGCTGCTGCTAATAGTTCGTCGTAGGTCTCGCCCGCATGCTCTGCAAGGAACGGTCCCCATCGTTGAACTTGTTCATCTGACATCCGCGAACCATCCACCGGACAGTATCGCGGATCCAGACGCTGACGTGGCGTCGAGGTTGTCGTCGCCATAGTGACTCCTTTCTAAAAGTTATCCACCCACGGACTTCTTAGCGGCATCGAGAAGATACTTCGTATCCGGGGTAAAGCGGGCCTGCATAGTTTCCAGCGGATCAGACGCGATATCGATCGTCTTGATATCACCAACGATATGAAAACCACCATGGATCCCGTGACGCTCCAAGCGCCACGCACCAACGCCCATCATCTGGCCCACAGCGTGGACAAGGTTGACGACAGCACTGCGATCCAGTCGCTCCACCCAGTGCTGGATGGGCAAGCAGAAATAAACATCATCAAAGCGAGCTCGGTACGCCATCATAGCTTTGCGTGACGAGCCACCACCAACGTAAGTAATATCTTGCTGCATGGTGGGGCGAGCATAGATATCTGGCTGAGCCTTGAGCACCTTCAGGAGTGCCTTGTCCCAGTCAGCGTTGTTCTCGATCACGCCCTTGCGTTTAGCTGCTGGTACTTCCTTGAGTACGTCAGCAGGCGTGATCAGCGGATGTGTAAGATCCACTGGTTGGTTGAACAGCGGGATAAGCCCGCGGTAGCAACCATGCACAAAGATGAACTGTAGAATGTCGATCGCGTACTGGGTCTTGCCCAGGCGATGCGACAGTGTCGCCATGGCCTTAGCCCATGCAACACTGGGGAACCCGTAGATGTTGTACGGGAGCCAGTCGGGATGGTACTTCCCGACAGCCACATGCATGGCGTCGATATACGACGCCATAGTATCACGTGGTTGTTTCTTCTTCTTCGCCTTGTTCTCCCCTGCGTTCTCGCGGTGCTGGATGACCGCCTGGGTGAAAGGTCCAGCAGCGTTCATCAGGATTTGAGGGCAGTGACAAGATGGAGCAATCCACTCAAGATCGACACGGTCGATCAGGATTTTCTTGTCTTTGTTCTTCGCCTCTACACCAGGGGTGGTTTTACCCGCAGGTGCCTTGGCCTTACCGACGGCCTTGGCGGGTTTCGCTGGTTTCTTCTTTGGTGATTCACCAATAGACATAACTCAACTCCTTCAAAAAATAGAAACGTGACATGAGAGACCCGAGGATCGGATCAATGAAAAGCCCGCCGAGTGTCACCCCGGCGGGCACCGCGTAACAATACGCGATTTTACATAAAGCACTGGATACTAGCGTATCCTTCAAATTGAAATGCCCTATTACTGGCTCTTATTAAGCACTTGTGTTACCCTGCAAATATCCCCATTTCACCCTTGGAGTCGAGACACATGCCTACTATGCCCCCGCACATGGCTGCCATCCGTAAACGCAGTGGCTCTGTTACTGATGCAGACCCTCTGGTCAGCTTCCTCTACGAGCTCATGCGTGACCACGTACCTGTAGGTACCGTAGAAGCCATCATGACACACGTGCAGGCAGAGGATACGCCAGTAGAGTTCTGCAACGGGTGGCTCGCAAACTACGCTAGAGACGTAGCACGGCGACTGCGGGACATTGGGCTAGGTGAAGAGTATGAGAGTGCCAAGATACGCTTGATGGCACTACACGCCCCACGCCCTGATAGCTAAGAAAAAGGACCCACTAGGGGCCCTCTTCCTTGTCTCCTTTACCACTCACTTACACTTGTAGCTGCGTTGTTAGTGTCATCTTGGTAATGTCAACCGCTTTGCATATTGCAAAGAAACTCAACACCAACATGAACGTGGCCAGGGTCGCAAAGTTTGCGCCCACATAGGCCTCCACCGTAAATGACACCATAAGTAGGCTGAACGCAGCGTAGCAGGACAGTAACGCTAGCCCCCATACACTCGTCAGTAATACTGGCGTCTTCCACCACGCAGCGGGTGGAGCAGCCTCTTCTCCGTCGAGGATACGCTGCATCACCTCAACATCATCACTGCGATGAGCTAAGAAGATAGGCAACATGATCTGATCGACAAGTGTACGGGTTCCGTCCAGCTGGGCAGTATACCCTCCTGGCTTTCCGTACTTAGCGTAAAGGTGGGCAGCAGATCGACGGAGTTGGTCTTCATGGCTCAACTCCGGGTAATTTGCCAACCCATACTCAAACGCACGCATAAATGCGTGTGACGCATCCGTAGGGATACGATCAGCATCCGCCACGATCTTCTCCAACATCGTCGTTGGACGGCCTGTAGATGCACGGTGATGACGTACAGCGTAAGCCACCGCTACACGCTCATCTAGCGTGAGGTGCTTTATAAGCACCGAGTCATGAAGCACTCGATGCTGTGCTCGTAACTCATGCCCATCACGACCGTCACCAAGACACACGTCGTGGTATACAGCCGCAATTTCAGCAAGAAGCTGCAGGTCCTGTCGCAGCTCCTGGTTACACAGCTTCACCACGTTATCGCGGACTGTTTCGACATGACTGCGATCATGTGACATATCAAGAAAGCAGTACAAATCCATCATCTCTTGGAGGTGAGCCTCCAACGCTGCAGTATGCATAACCATAGTATCTCCTTTTAAATAGCACGATAATAAAAATGGGACCGACCAGGAGTGCAAAAACTGGTCGGCCCGTCTGCGCTTCCAAGCGCACTCTGAATTACTCGTTGACCGCCGTGACAGGCTGCTTAACTTGGCTGATCTTGTCAGCCTTGAGCATCGCAACCACTTCTTCGACGCCCAGCCCTTCATCAACCACTTGGTCGATCAGGTTGAACTTACCTTCTGGTGTCTCCACCTGGAGGGTGTCAGGGGACATACCCCATGCGTAGGCACGCTGCCCCGCAGCACCAAACTGCTTGGCACGCTCAGCCACCTGCTCTGGTGTGGCGTCTTCGATGTCGTCGCCTGCATGCCGTGGAAATACAGCAAGCAATGCATCCTGAATGATGCGAACAGCCGGGGGCTGCTGTGGCTCCGCACGCGGTGCGGAGTCTGCCTCGTCAGTAGCACTCTCAAGCATTTGCTTAAAACGCTCCACCATCTCGCCCAAGTCGCCACCAAGTATCGAGGTTTCACCGGCGTCGCCGTCTTCAGCCTCGCCACCGTTTGCTTCTCGATACTCCTGCACAATCGCCATAGCGTCTGGCGGCAAGATATTACCAAGGAGCATCGCTGGGAACTTGGCAGCATTGGCGACCAGCTCCTTAGTGTCCTTGATGACCTCAGGCAGCTTCAACGCTTGCTTCGCCAACGCCTTGCCGGCGATCGTGTACAACACGTCCAGCAGCGCTTCTTCAGCAGCCTCAGCGTCGTGCCCTGCTTCTGGGCACATACCGCCAAGCGTGGCAGTACGAAGAATCTCGTACACCGCACCAGGCTTATCTTCCACTTCAGCACGACCAGCCGTAGCAGTAATCATCTCTGCTACGGTATTGCCTTCCCACTCACCCGTCTTAGCACGATGAGCGATCCAGCCAGTGTATGCGTCGTGCATCACTGTGTCGCCAGCTGGCCCTGTGCAACGGCACGCGAACTCCCAGAAACTACGACGCGTCTCTGTCAGTTCTTTTGCAACCTGGTCGCGACCACCCTGCTTGTCCTCTTCATCCAGCGGCGCTACGATCGTCTCGACAAACTCAGCACGGGCTTCTGCCAGTGGTTTGTCACTGCGTAGCAACGCCAGGCTTGCTACAGTGTTGCATTGCAGCTGTACCATTTTAGGGTAGCTGCAAATAGCACGGATATCGGTTTCTGAAAACATAATAGCTCCATTCCCCATAATGAAAAAAGGCCGTACCCCCGGGGATTAGGGTACGGCCTCACTGAGTAATAAAAACTAGTTACCTTGATCGCCAAGAGTCGTGTTGATGTTGGCGTATTGCCGCCGCACTCGCATCATGTGCTGCATCCGAAGCTGCTTGGCGAGCAATTGCGTCATTTACAGCACTAACAGCATCGACGGTTGTCATGCCATCAGTTGGGTCAGCCGCTGACGCTGCAATGAACTCCATCGCAGCGTTAGCATACTCTGTAGCCGATATGCTATCGGCTGGTGCGCTAGGTGGTACCTGGTCACGCAGTCGTGGCTCATTGCTGTACCCGTACGGTGTGTACCCCCGGAATGGTTGAAAAGGATTTGGCCACCCACGAACCTCATCTTGCCTTTCTCGCGGTAGTTCGCCACCCGCCTCCCCAATGGCGTCATCGACGTCATCGAGTGCTTTAAGCTCCTCGAGCTCCATCGCTGTCCATCGCTGCAACGTGTGACACGCACAATCAGGACACCGGGATAGATCGCCAAGCTTATTCCCGAACGCCATTGGCGTACCTTTAGGAATATCAATCTCGCCGCTCCACTCACAGTTAAAGCAATACCCATCGATCAGGTATGTGCCTTCCAGGGCTTCGGGTTTAACCGAGTCCTTCAACCGAATACGCCGGGGTTGTCGTTCGGGCATCTTCTTCCTTTCTTACTTGTGCGACTCGCCACACCGCGAGCACGGTTTCTTTGCCTCATCCGCAAGCATCCGCCTAACAGGCCCGACTACAGCAGCCGTCCGCTTTTCGGGGGGGACACACCGCTCTTGCACTACCTTAGCGTACTCAGGACTCACGGAACCAACCGTGATAGTCTTGGCACTTATTTCGAGCACATCAGGTACCCACTCGCTGGTGGGCATGATCGCGGTGAAAGGGCCCATGCGACGAATCTCTGGTGTCACGATAACACCAGCAAGGGGCTCCAGGATGAGGTAAGGCGGATCATACGCCAGGATACGCAACACCTTACCGTGGTATCGCGTATCCTCTATTGCTGGCATTTCCTGCCCGCCGCCTAAGAAACTAGCCACCCCACCACCCTGAATTTTGGGTGTATGAAATGGTCCAGCTAGTATAGTTACGAGTCGCCCGATATCAAAATCATCAGGTCCTAGTGTCTTCATAGATTGGATCCTCCTCGACCTATGGTACCAGATTGGTTGAGCTAACGTGAGAGCATCGCGACTCTATGGGGAGCCGGGACTGCAATGTTAGCCACAAACAGGTCTCGACTATCGCCAAGAGATAACCTGTACATCTTACAATGCCCTAAAAGGGCTTGTTTTTAGTCCACTAAACACGACCAAAGAGCTGGCACAGTATCCCTGAAATCACCACGCACATAGAGTGACGAGGAGTCTTTTGATACCAGTGCTCGCTTGAGTATTGTTTTCCAGGGTCGCCAATAGTAGTGGGGGTCGTCGCGAGTGTAGTTCTGCGACTCCCAGTCGTCTGGTAACGGATACATATCCATCACAGCCGTTGTAATATTCGTAGGCAATCGCTCTGTGTGGATCGCCATTGAGATAGCTTTGAGGAATACCTCTGGCCCCTGCACTGCAGAGCCCATGTTGATAAACACACCATTGCCCATGTTACAGATAAGCTCTGCAAATTCCAGGAAATCCATATGACTAGCCGTCCCCCAGCTGCCTCCCCGGTAGTTCGGATACATACCCAAGATATCCGTACCGATCGATACGTGTACTGTGGCTCCGTTACCGTTCACTGATGCGTTGCCTAGCACAGACCACGGCCTCACGTCGCGCCACCGCCGGTTGTTACCCAGAATAGGGCCGTTGTCGACATACTTATTCTGTGAGACGTAAGTACCGTATCGGTGCCCCAGGCCTGCCATCGTTCCATGACAACTGTAATTCACTATTTTGTTCAGGTGATCAAGTTTGTCCCAGAACCCGAACTTACCTTGTGCTAGCGTTGCTGGTACATCTTCGTCTGTCACGCCATGAACAGTCAGTTGATAGTCATGAATCAGACCGGCACCAGTGGTAGCCACGTGAGTGATCCACCCACGTCGTATCAGATCAACCAGATAGCGGCTCAGGCCCAGCTTAATAGGGTGTCCGCCCATGAAGAGGATTCGTGGAGCACGCGACTGGCGAGCCTCACGGAGGGCCTCAGCAAGCTTCGCTGCCTGCCGGTACCCTGTATTAAATAGATCACTGCCAATGTCCACGTGTTTGAGGGACAGCATGCGATCTACAGACATATGTGTAATTATGTCTTCGTGTGGGTGTAGGTGAATGTCACCTATGTTAAAGCGACGACCAGGCCCGGGCATTTGCCACAATCCTTACAAGAGGCGTTCGCTTTGTACTCCAACTCTTTATGCTCACGAACGTCAGTGATGATGCCGCGGCACCCATCCTTCCGCCGAGCAGCACCCGCCATAGCGGCACGTGCTTCAGTCAACTCATCCGTGTAATCGAGGATGACGTCAGTCCGGTCTCCCGGTCGCCCCATCTCTACACGATAGCGTCCGTCACCCGGACTCTTCGGAAAACGTGTCATTTAAGTCTTATCTTCCTTGGTTGTCGGCCCTTCAATATGGCCGCGTTACGTCGTGTCTCGTCGACACGTTGCTGTAAAGCCCGTCGTCCTTCCTCTGATTGACGCAACTCTGGTGGACAGGTGTTGTTAATCACATCATGGACAAGCGGATCATCGGCACCTTGGGCTATGAGCTCAAGGTGATGAGCAAGCTGCGTACGTTGCCGTTCGCAATACTGCTCGTAGTTTTCATCGAACTCGCTCTGGAGTGAGTGGGCGTTAGGCGGTACCTCCCCTATGTAGCTTGTAGTGGTATGGGCGGAGTACGCACCTGCATCGAGCCGGTCCCCTAGTTCTTCACCAAACGTCGTAGACGTAGGATCAAGATCAAGTCGCCCTGTGTTTATTAGCGCCATCACCGCATCGTACACGTGGGGATACCGACCGACCGGGGCTATCGGTGTTGCAGCCGCTGCTTGCCTCCCTGACTCCGCACCGTCAGCCACACCACGCAAATACGCAGTTGCCTGGTCTCGGTTGGCAGCTGCAGCAGCAGATAAGCCAGGCGCCGCGTATGATGTGGGCGCCCATGTATCCATATCCATGTGCACGGCTTGGTCTGCGGGACTCCTGGGCCACGCCAGCCCGTACAGCCCGTACAGCATGTACAGGCTGAGCACCACGACCACGACTATGCCGATCAGACCGACTATGTTTGCGATTGTCTCCATCAACTCGGTTCACGCAGTGAGGCGGATGGCTTATTGCCAGTAACGCCGTACTGCTCCGAAGGCTTAATACCATTCTGCCCACGAATACTGCGACCCTCTGTCACAGGAAAGGAAGGCTGTGGCTCCATAGTACCAGCAAGATCCTCGATAACACTCGGTGTTAACGATATCTCCACACCACCAGCCAACTGCACACCAAAGCCCTCAGCGAGCATGATATGTGTCTGTGGCGGGTGATCAACAAAATGCTGGCGACCGACCCGCACGAAGTCTTCGATACCCTTGCACGCTGCAAGTTTCTCTGCCTGGGTTTCGAACTGCGCGTACAGTTCATCCAGGGGAGAAGGTACGGCTTCTTCACCGACCTCTCCAAGATCTTGTTGCTGGTAGCAGTCCATGAGGTGTTCAAGTAACTCTTTAATCTCAGGCATCAGATTCATCCTCTATTGTTTCAGGAGTAGGTGAGCCGTTCGTCGATGAACGTTCTCGTAAACGAATATGGCGTGGTTGCCTCTCGGTCGTAGGCGCCCCTACCGGTTCAGGTGCTTGCTGAGCGACAGTATCTATGCCCTCTTGGCGTTCGCTCAGCAAGGTTTCAATAACAAATCGCTGGGCACTAGTGAACCCCCGCCGCCCAGCATACCGCATAGCAGTCTCAACTGCGACGGGATCAGCATTGGTCACATCCTCTAACCCGTCAAGCACAGACTGCACAGCCTCTGCAAACGTAGGGCGATCGGGTCGCTCTAAGAACTCTTCAATGATAGCAACACGCTCTCGAGAATGCGCGGGATAACCGCGGATACTCAGGTTACTACGAATAGCAGACAGCGCCTGCCCGCGAGGTGCTCCCTCCAAATACTCGTGGACAACCCCGCGAAAACGCTCCAACCTAATAGGTTCTACTGCGTCATCTAGCGATTGTTGGGTCCCAAGCAACCCCGAGGCTTGCGATATGTTTTGAGCGTTAGGGGGTACAGCAGCCCTTCCATGCCTACGTATCACAGCTTCACATACAGCTACTCGTGTGGCGTTATCCACCGTGATACCTATATGGTTTAGCCTGGATGTTAAACCTTGCAGGTCTATACCGCGATACTGCTGCACAATATTAGCTGCGCGGTTACGGAACTCAGGAAGAGGAATAGCGTTAGCCCCAGTGCGTACTGGTCGTGGCGTGTATTCAGGCGAACCTGTAGCAGTCGTCGCTGTGTTATCAGCGAGCGACTGGCGGTGCTCCTCGCATATGATAGACTCACGTATAGTCCGCGGAATGTGCAAACCATACGAGCCCAGCGCTGTACGTAACTGGTCAAGAGATAGACCGGGCTCATATTCACACAGGTCCCGGACACGTTGCCGAAACGATTGCAAACGGGGCAACGCGGAGACTGTCGCGGGTGGAGGAGGTGGATCTGAGGCAGATGACTGTATGGCCTGATGCGTCTCCTGTAGGATGTCGCGACGCTCCACAGCCGTAAGCCCAAAGTTCAGGTGTCGCATTGCTCTTACGAGAGCCTCCCAACTTATGCGCGGCTGCGCGTAACATAGTGCAGCGACCTCTGCGCGATACCGTGACGCTGCGGTCTCCGTGGGCTCTACTTCCTGGCCCACCGAAGAGGCGAGCAGGCTATCATCAACCGGATGTCCGGTTACTATTGGCGTACCGTCAGGGTGCCGCGGTGTCGGTGTGTCCGTACACAGCTGGCTTAGTATGTTTTGACACTCTTGCAGATCACTATCCGCAATAGTATCCATAGCGAGCAACCTGGTGAGCGATGTGAAGATCGCTACGCGAATAGCCTCCTGCGGTGTAACAGGCGTCATATTCACACGAAACGGCAGCTGCGTATGATCCAACTGCACCATATCCCCAGCTAGCGGTATTGAAATACCATCAGCAGCAGGAGCCGCATACCCAGACACAGCGACATGAACGCCAGCGTGTCTGCTCTGTATATCTACATTCGTTACTCTGAAGTGGGTTGTTGACATGCTTCGTACTCCGCCATTGCTGCGTTCCAGCTTTCAATCGTCTTAGGCGATTGCATCCGCTGGTTCTTCGGGGTTATCAGTCGCCCGAGCTTCTTGACAGCATAGACGTAGTTATCCGGAGCATCGATCTCCCGCAAGCCGCGGAGGATTGAGTCGGATAACTCATTCGTCTCTGCCTCCATGAACATCATGAGTTGTGTTGGGTTAGGGGTGAAGCCCCATCGTTCAACGAACTCAAGCGATGCTGCTTGTTGCTCGGGTGTGTACTGCGATGCGATAGATTGGTAAGGATTTACCGTTACATGCTGGCTGACAGGCTTGCCGCAGCAGTTTTTGTATTTGGTCTTAGACCCGCAGGGACAGGGAGCATTACGCTTAGGCTTAGCCGCCTTATGCCGCATGGTTTTACCCTTTGGCTTCTTCGACTTAGGTTGCTCCCCGTCCCCCACAGCTTTCTCAAGTGGTGTCCTTCGAGGTCCCATTAAACAAGGTCCTCATCGTCGTCTTGGTCTTCATCTTCGTAAGACGGGGTGTCGTTTTGATCCTGATCAGCCACCTCGTCGGCAGCCTCATCAGCGGCCTCTGTAGCGTCGCCAGTGTTGGCGGCGAAGCGGTCATCATTAGACGCCGTGATACCGAAAGCAGGGGGTGCCTCGCCTTCAGCCTCCTTCGGATCGACGTTGATCGCAGGGAGCTCTGTATCCACGTTAGCCGTAGGTGGTGGCAACGTGCTGGACAGCGGGGCTGCCACAGGAGCGTCTGCTGGCTTCTCCATACCGATGAGCTCGGCAACCGTCAAGTTTTCACCTTTTGCGGGTTGCTTGCGTTTTGGTGGGACCACGTTAGACGCACCTTGGTGCCTCTTCGGATTAGATAGGTCTGTATTTCCGGCAGCAACTTGCTTCCGGAACTCTTCACGGTGGTTGATTTGGTTATCGACCATTGGATTCCTCAGGGGTTTACGAAAAAAATGCAGGCAGCCCGACAACCGAGCCGCCTGCATCTAAGATATCAAGTCACTGCCATTGCTACCAGCGTGATTCACCTCACTCTATAAGATACCCGAGCGTGTCGCCGCGGAGGGTGCGCGTGTCGATACGTAGCTCGACGGTGTAGCCCAACCACGCGTACAACAGGGCCGACCACACGCACAAGCGGTGCTGCGACCTGATCTGGTACTGCTTGATCGGGCTTTGCCTGGTCTGGCTTTGCCTGATCTGGTGCTGCTTGATCGGGCTTTGCCTGGTCTGGCTTAGCCTGATCGGGGGATGCTGCTACACAGACTGCTGTCATATACAGCAGCGCAATAACAACAAGTAGGGGTCTCTTCAACATTGTGTGTCTCCTATCGGTTAAGTTCTTTCCAGCCGGCTTCAAACTGCTTCCGCCGGCAATCCAATCCATTTCTGGTGTGTTCCTTCATCTTTGCTATCAGACCCTTATCCCGCAAGGTCGCCACAAGGACGTCAGCAAATTCGCTATACCCACTCGTCACTGCTGGCACACCAAGCCAGTTCTCTGTGGTCTCAGCTGGTACCAATATGGCATTCTTCCAAGCCACTAAGAATTCATTCTGTGGGCGGACATCCCAGGAAATTACTGGGGTGCCCATGCATAGGGACGACAGTCCAACCAAAGCAAGGCTCTCAAACTTGGGAGCCCAGACAGTCAGATCTGCCTTCGCGAATAGCAAGAGACGCTTCAAGATATCAGGCTGCTTGATCACTGTGATCCTAGACCCGAACTCTTTGAAGAGCGTCTTGAGTATCCGCCGAGAGGACAGCGACCAACTACGGCCTACTGCCACTACGATATTTGTATTCTCCGTTGCTGTAAGCACCTTGGCCATCATACCGAAGATAGCTTGATCGATCCGCTGCGGTTGCGAATCATACATTGGAAAATACACTGTGAGTTCATCATGCGGTCCACGGTTTTCCTTCCGCGTGATGGGGACCGGCACATCCCAGGGCATCATTACGGGGTTCGTGACCTTTAAGTTCCACGCCTGCTGCAGGGAATGCCCTACACACCGGTATGGAAGGATAATCTTATTGAAGGTCAATACCGCCGCTTGGTCCTCTTCTGTGAGCTCTTCCCAGCTAATCAGTAGAGCCGTGTCGATACCCGCGTCATTGAAGTGCACGATGTCACGTATTGGGGGTACGTGTGTCCAGATGATCCGCTTGCAGCGGTGGGACCACATACTAAAGCTTCGTTGTTTTGATGTGAAGACTCGGGAATCCCAGGCTTTGGCGACCTCACGTCGCACAGGCCCTGCCCCGAAGATTTCAGCAGACGTACCGCGAACCTTGGCCATCTCTGCGAGATGCACAGCTGCGTACGAGACTTCGTGTTGTTGCCACCGAGTGACAATACCGATTCTGTCTGCCATTAGGCCTGTTCCCTGCGTCGTCGGTGCGCATCCTTGGCCTCGATTACATTGGTGCGCCCATACCGCCGCCGCCCATTGGCGGTGCCGGTGGTTGGGCCATTGACTGCTGCTGGGCCATCCCAGCCTCTTGTTGTCCCATCTCGCGACCCCGGGCCTCGGACTGTGAATCCATATCCTCCAGCAGGCTTTTAACCAGCGAGTGTACGGTAGGGTTCTTCTGTTTAAGCTGCCGGAGTGCTGACGCTCTTTGGCCACCTTGCATACCGTAGATCGATTGAGCTACAGTCTGCGCGATAGTCTCGAGGTCTTGCGGGGTCATCCCCATCTCTGAACCCATTGGGATTTGAGCCAATACAGCTTGGACAGGGTCCATAGGCTGCATAGCACCTGCCAGTGGATCTCCACCACCCGCGGGTGGTGCAGCAGCCGCACCTGCAGCGCCTGGCTGCGCGGGTGGCACCTGACCTCCAGCTCCGGGTCCAGGCATCCCTCCCATCGCCGCTGGGTCTCCGCCAGGTGGCATACCACCCGCGGCACCGCCGGCCATTTGGTCGCCCAAACCGGAGGCCTCGACCTCCTCCTGGGCTTTTTGGCTTTCCTCTGCGACATACTTCTGCTCGTCGAGCATCTTGGTCTGTTCGTCTTCGAACTTGAGCCCAACACTCTTGAGCCCTGTTGTCTGCGAGATCTGCTGACCCATCATCAATTGGAGCTTAGCCAGCTGACGGTTGAGGTCATCTGCGTGGCTCGGCTTGGCGAGCTTAACAATCACATCATCCCAGGATAGGGCGATGCTGATCTTGTTACAGAGCCATTGCAGGAAGTTGTTCAAGACATGCGTGAGGTGACTCCAGTGGCTCTCCATGAGCCGCAGAGCGGCAGGCGCGGCCTGTACAGTCAAATCACCTTTGTAGAACTGTACGGGGATACCAACAGCTGACAATAGTGTATCGAGTGCGTTGGTCATGAGTTCGTGGGGAGCCATCTGACTGGCTTCAGCGCCCAACGACTGGTATCTGAGGGGAAACGGCAGTGTGAACCACATGGTTGGGTCTTGTCGACGCTTACGTAGCATTGAGTTGACTTGACCAGAGAAGCCGCCGAGGTCGGCGGTGAAGAGAGGATCTGTCGCCTCTCCGCCACCGCCAGCCCCGCCCGGTCGCGGCTCGGGAGTTATCACACGAAACGGGATGATGTAATCAAGACCAATTGCCTCGTTGTAGCGATGCAACACTTGGAGATACCAAGCCTGACGGAAGTTCGTCAGGATCCGACTAACACCCCACCCTTTGTTCAACACGCCAGCAAGCGTATCTTCCTTGCCGTGGTAGATCACATCGCTGTTGAACTCGATGTGTGTACCATTCTTAACAGCTTGGATGATTTCCCAAGGTGCCCGCTCCAGGTGAAAGAGCGTACCCTTGTTGATGTATGTCTTGTAATGCTGAGGGATACGCCAGATGTGCCCGACCTGATCCGTGTAAGGATCCCAGATCAGCTCCATCTCGTGGGGGCTCCATCGCTTGACCACGATATCGTCTTCTTCATGCGACCGTCGATCGATGTGCGTCCACTTCCCGCTGTACTTACAGAACGGGCACGAAGCATGAAACTCCGAGTTGTTCCACGAGTAGCTGAACTTGGGATTGTCGTGGATACGCCGCAGCGGTGCCTCAAAGCCACACTTAGGGCATGAGAGGTTACGACGGAAGGGCAGGACCACTGAGGCAAAGAAGTTGCCATACGTGACGTAGTCCAGGGCCACCTGCTGCAGAATGTGGAAGATACCCAGCGTGTTATTCAGGTAGTCGAGATACTTCTCTTTCCCCTCACGATCGGTACCCTCTATCTCAATCTCGGTGATGAAGTAGGCAATGACGCGATCGATCGCTGAGCGATAGACCCCGTTTGCCAGCATGATGTATTCACACCACCGGTGAGCATTCTGCAGTGACGAAGGCATGGCGGTCGACGCGTAGTCGCAGAATGGGTCCGGAAAGGGCTCAACATTCTGTGCACCGCGATTACCGCCAGTAAAATCAGGCATTAAGTACGACATGGATACCCGTCCTTAGTCTTTATTCAGCGTCTTCGGCGAGGCGACTAACGGCATCCTGCGAAACCAATCGCTTGGTTTCTGCTTGTTGGTCTGCAATAGACGCTTGCTTCTCGTCTGCATCACAGCCACATTTACCGCAGCAGGGCGGTTTGGGTTCGAGGTCAGGCGTTACACCTGGGCGAACAACGGCTTGCTTTTCCATTGCAAATCTCCTTACGTCTTCTAATTGTTGATCGTTTAAGTAGATGTCCATGATACCAGGGATCTCCTAGCTACCACAGCTGTGATTACAATGTGGTAGCGTCGCCAGCAGGTAATTCAGGTGCACCGCCGAACGGTGCTGTACTCTTGATAAGCAGAACCTGGAACTCCTGACTATCCACCGTGAAGTTGATCGAAGGGTCCTGCACAACGTAAATCTGATCGCTGCCATCGATGTGGACAGCGATGTCTTTGTCTGTTGGTTGCAATTGCGTACGCGGATACCCGACGCAGCGTGTGTCATAGATCAGCACCAACACTTGATCGTTACGAATAACGTCGTGATACCACGCTTCGATGCTCACCGGGAAGTCCTGGATCTCGAAGGTCAGTCGGTATGTTGGCGGACCTCCAGCTGCTGCTGTGGTGTCATGCGTAGGTATACGCGGGGCTGGCCTCGCTGGCTGCGGGGTTAACTGCTCAAATAACGACGGTGCGGGCTGCTGTGGCGTCATAGGGGCTGTAACTGTCGGTTGGACAGGGACGCCCGTTTGGGCCATAGGTTGTGGGGCAACTGGCTGTGTGACAGCCGGCTGTGCGAACGACGCTGCCTTCACCGCCCCGACAGGGTTAGCTACCGTCGGCATTGGAGCCACGGCAGCAGGTACGAGTGGGGACGCTCCTGGGGGTGTGGACGGCATACTGAGCCCTGGTATTGTACCTTCTTGCATAATCGCTACTCCTTGCGGTGCCGCCGGTGGCGGATCTACCTGTGCCAATTGTCTGTAAACAGAAGACGCCTTATCGCGAAGGTCGTCGATCGACAGTGCTCGTCCAAGCTCAGCATCGTGTGCGGCCATATTGAACGCATCTGCTGAGATTGTTGACATGTCGAGCGTGAAGCCTTCGCCAGCTACGTCTGGATCGATATTGATGATATTTGCCACATGCTTTGAATCCCAGTCTGGTGGTGCCCCTTGTAATGTGGAGCGGCCTACCACGAAGCCTGGCATATTTGATGGCAGAGCGACAGCCCTCGTAGACCCTTTGCCTATGTGCTGCTCACGCGCCAATGCAGAATAAGCATCAGGTGTCGGCGCTCCACCCAGATGTGTTTGATTGAACTCAGCCATTAGGCTCCCAGTCTATCGTGACAGCACTGCCGCCAACAAGAGCTAAAAAAATAACCCCAGGGCAGCAGATGCTGCCCCAGGGATTGAGTTTAACTAGGTGGGCTTCTAAATTCTAGCCCATAACCGCGACGGTATTAGACAGATCGATCGCTGCTACCTCTTCTTCGGTTAACCCGAATTTGAGGATATCGTGTTCGAGCTGTGCTTCCTGCAGGAAGTTCGGATGGCTAGTATCCATAATACTAGCAAGCTGATTGCGAAGCTCTAAGAGAGCTATATCGTTGTCCGACTCCATTAAGCTAACCTCCTTGTGAAAACCAAGACGCCTGGGCGTCCGTGTTACCGAGTAACTCGGCAATGTCAATACGACAAAACCACAGAACGTGGGGGTGGCGGGCATCAAGTAATGCTCGCCGGGTTAAAGCCACCTGCATATTCCCATCGAAGTCCATGCCTACGGGCACAAACTTAGGGAAGTCAGCAGGCCATAAAGGGAAGATGACCGGGGCAGCGTCATTCGCCTCCTCCAGCCATACAGTGACATCCTCGTCACCGAAGTACTCGATTACTTTGGTTGCCTCTTCTTCTTCGGACATGGTCGAAACCTTTCGTTAACGTCGTCAAATGAGACCGCCCAAGACAACCCATCACGGGTGCCTTGTAGGTCTTCGGCGTTGAGCCTTCGTCGTTGAAAGTTAACCACCATCGGTATGAAACGTACCGATGTCTTCCGAAGAAACTCTGCTAGAGGCATCTCAGCAGACGGTTGCCCGGCTACGTCATACCGCATGTAATCGACACCCTCAGGTGTCTCTTCACTCTCACCACGTACGACCAGGTCCATATCATCAATGAGCTTGCCATTAAGCGTAGTTACGCCGCAGACATTGATTAAGGGGGTTAGGTCTTCGACCTCAGGTAGGGCCGAGGGGTTGCGTTTAAGCGAGCCCACGTCATACCTGGTTGCGAGATAATCAGCACCGACACATACACCGGACACACCGGTCAGCTCAGTCCTGTTTTCCGCGGGGATTCGGTCGGGAACCCCATGCTCCGCAAACACCATATATCCCTTGGGCATCTCAAGATTCCCAACAGGACGGAAGTGCTTATAAGCCTCGTAGCGTCTTGCGAGGTGGTGCTGTACTGAGTCCTGCTCACGCCCAGCAATGCTAGGGTCGTCCAGCAGGTCAGCTTTAGTTCCACCACAGCGGCCTGCAATGCCGTCGAGTATCTTGTCTTCCTGATACACGATAGCTTGGGCCAATAATGACCGTACAGATTGCAACGCAGCGACCATGATCGCTTTATTCTCAAGGTCAAGGCGAGCCCCGTGTGCTGCACTGAAATTCTCTGCTGAGATCCCGGCAGCGGCACGTGTGGCTTCGACCTTACCTTTGAAATTGGTGACCGTCTGTGCCAAAGCTTTCTGTTCCCGCTTAGATAGGTCACTACGATGTGACGGCCTAAGCTTCTTGCGCTTCGACGCTGTGAGTGCGTCGATAGTCTGCAGGCCCGGTGTGAGCCACAGGTCTTTGAACCAGCGGTTGTTGGTAGCACCACCTAAGGTCCAGTCACCCTCATCATTAAACTGTAACGCATATCCGCGGCAGAGAAACTTTGCGCCAAATAAGTGCGATACAACATAATGTGTCCGGCCAACACTGTCGGCGGGACGATTGAGCTTGACCGAGCCCCGGGAGGGCATAGGTAGCATTGATACAAGTCCTAGTAGGTCTCGCTGCACCTTACGTACGCCGAGTCTGACTAATACAGTCCAGCGGCATAGGTTCTGCAGCGATAACGCGAGTGATGCACTTTGTTGCTCCACAACCGTCTCGAGTTCGAGTGCGTTGAGGCTTGGCTCTTTGGCCTGTGCTCTCGCGTAGTTCACCTTCTCGGCGAACAGCCTTATGGCTTGTAAAATTTCAGAACCACTTTTACCGAAGAACGTGTCCTTCGGCCATGCGATCCCTTGATTATAGGTCACGAAGAGTTGCTCAGCGAACTGAGCTACCGATGTTGCCACGGAAGTTTCTTCCGGGGCTACGGCTGCTTCGCGTACCTGTACGGCGGCCTCCTGACCACCAATTACGAGCGTCCTGATTTCTTCCGTCATAAGTTTCAAACCTCTTGTAGAGCGAACGTAGGTTTGTGAGTCATGGCCTTTCCTTGACCGTGCTCAACATCGTAGTCCCGCTTAAATCGCAGGACCCCCTGATCCCGAAGTCTTTGGTACATCAGCCTGGGCATCCGCTCACGCGGACGGTGTGCCGGCGTGAGTGGGATACTCAAATCATGACACCCAGGGAAGACATACGCGTAGGTAACTGTCACTGTCTGTCCATCTGCTGAGAATCGTGGAGTTTTCTGTACCAAACCGCGAGGATAATCCAACGGGAGGTGCAACATATCTCCTCTCCTTAAGTTAGAGGGATGCCAATAAAAAAGGTGCTGAGCTAAAAGCCCAACACCTTATAATGCCTTGTTAACGTACTGTGTTCAGTCGCTACGTGATCTCTGGATCTTCATCGAGATCATCGTCATCTTCTGGCTCTTCGCCAAGCATAGGCGCCGCAGGACTGACAGCTGCGGGCGGCTCATCTACAGGCTCCGGCTCTGCTGGTGTTGTCGGTGTAGCGACGATGTCGTCCATGTCGACGTTATCGCCTAACCCACCAGTAGCGTCCAAGAGCTCAGCAACACGACCACCGACGATAGGTGTAAGCGATGCTCCATCATAGAGCTGCCACTCACGACCTTTCTGGATCTGCCATCGCTGCCCGAAGAAGATGTGGATGTAGTAATCACCGTCATGGGCTCGCGAATTATGCTTAGCCCGCAACTCACTGATCAAGTCACACAGATCATCTTTGGTTTCGAGTGTCACGACGGTAGGTGGTTGCCCACCTGCCACACCATACACAACCCAGATCTGCCCTACCTGATCTCCGCTAAGGAGCTGGTAGGCCAGATCAAACACATGCTTCATCCGCTTAGTGATCGCGATAGCCTGTGCAGGCGTACAATCAGGATTGTGCGTTTGCGGGCTTGGTGCCGACGTTACTTCCGATGCCGACTGTTCGTTCATCTTTCTTCACCTTGTCTTTCTTTTCAGGGACCTGCTTGTCAAAAGGGCAGCTGATCGGCTTAGGTGCCGCGTCACTGTTCTCGACTTTCACGAGGCCTTTGTTACCACTGATTTTCAGTGCTTGCCGGTTAACGCTGCCCTTGTTGCCTTTAACAGCAACACGAGCCATGGTTTGCACCTGTGCGTTAGCATAAAAAATTGGCTGGATGATCAGCTTGGCACCATGCAGCTTCTCGCTGCTTGCCATCACGGTACCGTCCTCAGCCACCAAACTCCAAGTACCCTCGATAGCCGTGGGTAAGCTTACTGTGATATCCACTATCCTGGTCCTTCCTGTACATGCTTGTTTAATGCCTTCCGGATGGAAGGATGGTTATTGTGTTGTAACGCAGAAGCGTCACCACCCAGCACAGCCTCCGCCATATCGACGAGCTCCTGGCGGGGCTGTACTCGTCTGAACGAAGGTAACGCAGCATCATTGTGCGGCGGTACCACTTCCCAGCGATCCTTGTTCGTATCAGCACAGAATACTGTGACAGTGATACGTGGGATCCCGGGACGCATAACGCTGTATCGCTCAACCAACACGGGGTCTTGAATCTGAATGTCTCCCGTGAAGACCTGCGCGAACAGCTCCTTGTCATTGTCTACCGTAGCGACGCCACCCAGGAAACCCAGGAGTGACGGCCAATCTTCATGACGTACGGCACAGATTACGTTGTTCCACATCAGCCCGCTCACGTGTATCGGGGACTCAAGGCCCTCGAACACTGGCGTCTTAAATGGCTGCATGAGCACCTCAGTGCCCTTCTCTTGCTGGGCGAACCAATCACTGACTGGGTCAACCTCAGGATAAGCCATACCACAGTATGCAAACATGGCACCATGATTGAAGAAGTGCCAGTCGTCAGCCATCTCGCTGAGTGCGAACTTAGACCGCTGGATTGGGGCAGGCGTATGTTCTTGCCCATCAATCCAAAGCTTACCTTGTGGCTTGATATCCATCGTAATCTCCTTAAAAGACACCCTTAGGGAATTGCACCCGCCTAGTGAGAAATCCACAAAAAAACTCACAGGTCCGGTGGCTTATGAGACCACCAGGCTTCGTTGCGTCGGGTGTCCGGCAACCGGGTTTGCCTAGGAACGCGAATTAACTATCAGACTCGAGGCACCAGTTGTGCCCGTTTTACCAGCTGCATAGCTGCTTCAGCCTGCAGCAGGGAGTTCTTCGACAGGGACTCCGCGTTCTCCTTCACATCAAAATAACGTAACAGGCTGTACAAATCCAGGTCCCGCTGGTCATTAGCTGACAGCAAGACGTCCAGGACATCGTACACGCCTGCAGGATTATGCCACAGCCGCACTGGCACAGCAGCAGGGTAGGCATTATCCATATTGTGCCGAAGCACCTCGAATGCCGCGATCCTGAAGATCTGCTTCAGGTTGAACCCGAAGAAGATAGTACTAGGCTCAGCATCGCCAAAACGTAGAGAGTCCCCAAACTGCTTAGGGTGTGCCTCTTGCAGGTAATTGATCAAAGGCAGCGCGACTTTACCGCGTGCCACTTGCCCCTTCTCTGCCTGATGGTAGATCTGCACGCCCTCGTTATCGAGGATTGATACAGACGCCAGTAGTCCAACCATAGGTCGGTGTGCGTGATTCTCATACGCATCATCATTTGGCAGCAGACTTCCAGCGAAGCCTAGTGCCTGAGCGCCAGCGTGGCCCGCCCTTGCGGTCTCAACCTTGGCGATGTGTCTGTCGATCGTCTCTTGCTTGGACATGCTGCCCGGCACCTTCACAGGTCCGAAATAGCTGTCCGCGTCCTCGGCACCGACGATCGTAGCACCGATATAGATTGCTTCCTTCTTGGCCAAGAGTGGCCTCCAATTTTGTTCACAGGATCAAATTACTTAAACGCGTCTTTATAGCCCTCGATGAGCATGGCAACGATATGCATCGCATCAGCGATGTTGTCGGCACCAGTGGACTTGTAGTCCTCGGTTTCGAGCTTCAGACCGTAGGCTTTGTTAGCTGCCTCGATCATCTTCTCCTTACCTGCATTACCCTTGCCAGTGGCAAACTTCTTGATCTGCCCGATACCTAGGGCCTGCACGGGGATACCGTGCTCCTCGGCCCAGGTGGACATGATAACCTTCAACCCACCGAGAAGCTCGGCAGACTTAGATACGCGAGACATGATAACACCCACAGGGGCCCTACCAAACTCACCACCAGGCGTGTACTTCACGTCTTCATAGCCAATTACATCAGGCTGCAGAACGCTGAGGAACTGCTTGAGCCTGATGAATCGTAAGGGGCCAGTCTCATATGGCAGAACGCCTAGATCGAGCTGACCACCGAACAGGACTGACGTCTTTAAGGTTTGATCCTTAGAGATGTCAGCCCAGGCGACCCCGCAGTTGGTGCCCAAGTCCACGCCGAGAAAACGACGTTTATCTGGGTGCTTCCCGGTGAGGGCAGCAGCGAGGTCTTCGGGGGAAGTGTATTGGTCAAGCTTGGGCATCGCCATCCGCCGAGGCTACAAGTTGAAAATTAGGAATGGCACTAAGACACTCAGTTAACCACAAGACACGCAGTGCGTCGTCGGTTTGTCGGTCAGAATCCTTAACCACTGCGAGCCACTCACTCGCCGTTTTTGTCGCCAAAACACGGGTAATCGCAGCAGTGTGCTGCACAGTGCCCCGGAGATTAATCACCGCATGCACGGCTTTGAGTATACCGCCGTGGTGGCGGTCCGCCTGATCGGCCCACGCGTCGCGAGTAACCTGCATTACGCGACTAAAATAAAGACTATTTGCGTTAAATAACGGCCGAAGAAAGTGGACGCACTTTATAGCAGCCGCAGTGGGATACGTATGCCGTTCGCAGCCATGCACATCAGCACCGGCACGCTTGCACGCCTGGACAAAACGCAAAGCAGCAGGAATACGCTGCGTATGCTCTTCCCATAAAGCGGTAATCGCACGCGAGTATACTCGCCGTGACGCTGGTGGCGTACAGTCTTCTTCATCTTCCTCTTCCATACCAGGTAGTACAGTCTGCACAACTGCACTGGTAGCCGGCAACGATAAAATCGCTGCAACTGGCACGGATAACCGCTCCATAGAAGCGATTGCCCGCTGGTGATCCGCCAGTACCGCCTGATAAGTAGTAGATAACGCGGTACGCAGCTCCTCGAATGTCGCCGGGGCGCCACCAGCAGGAGCTGTAGGGTTGTTTGCCACCGAACGTACCGGTGGCGTAGTAGTGTCTGTCATTGGGTTTCCTTCCATAGAACTATGCAGAGGGATCAACATCCTGTTGGATGTTTAATGGTGTTACAGGTAGCGTTTGGCCGGCAGCATCCAAGTTAACATGCGGGGCAACCCCAGCAAGTTTCTTGTGCTCCTCCACTAGATAGGCCAAGACAAGGCTATCGGTACCGGCACTGTGGGCCTGGTCAATAGCGGTGCTGGCCTTCTCGAACAAGCGGTACTTCTCGTCACAATGACGATCCAGGGCCCAGTAGACCCCGCGACGACGTAAGGCGCCAATACGCCATGCAAACTGCTGCATGGTCTCGCCCACCAATGGCAGTGGGTCATCATCCTCATCAAGCTGACTAGCTTTCTCCGCAATACCAGTGTCGTACACCAGTGCACTATCGAAGACAAAGGGAATATCTAGCCAGTTGTGGAAATGAGCCTGGAGTAGTTCGATATCGAAGCGGAAGCCATTGTGGGCCACTACGACCTCACGACGACCTTCCATGGCCTCGAACATTTCGAGATACTCTGTGAGGACATCCATCGGTGGACGCCCCTGCGACTGCAACCTGTCCCATGTGTGGTGGAACGGCTTACCTTGCGCGGCCATGCCCCGCTCGGCATTGTTTAAGTCTCGCTGAAATGCGAGATGATCGATGTCTGGGAAGTCAGGCCAGTTGAGGTAGACCTCCTTGGTCTCAATGGGCACACCATCACGTACGATGGTATGACCTATTGAGCAAATCTGGCTGGATGTAGGCTTAACGCCATTAGTCTCCAGATCGATACACGTGTAATTGTGCGGGAATCCGAATCGACCAGCAAACTGTTGAAACCAATGTGCAGACATGATTGAAAGCAGCTGAAGCCGCCTATCCAGGGTTATGTATCGACAAGTCTCTGTCGTTGCGGCCAGATTAAACTGGCCCGGGCTCCTCGCACGCCGTCCCGTCACCGAGGGGGTGGTCGTGGGGTTTATCGCCATGTGGTTGCTCTACTGAAAATTCTTCAAGTATTGTTTGCATATCG